TGAATAAAAATTTTAATATGTGCGTGTTTGGTCGTGGTTGCGGTAAGTCATTTATGGCAGCCGTTTTTTGTTTTCTTCAATGCGTATTTGAACCTAATACAAAGATTCTTATCGCTGGACCTACATTCAGAACTGCACGTTTTATTTTTAATAATCTAGAAAAAATTGTAGATAGTAAAGGCGCAGAATTACTCGCTCAATGTTTTGGCGCTAAAGCAAAAAGAAATGATCAATTTGAATGGCAGATTAATGGTGGAAGCATTGTTGCTATTCCGCTTAATGGCGAAAAAATTCGAGGGTTTCGCGCTAATATCCTTGTACTTGACGAGTTTCTTTTGCTTCCAGAAGAAATTATTAAAAATGTATTAATGCCATTCTTGGTTGCGCCACAAAACATGAAAGAAAGAATGCAGATTAGAGAAATGGAAGATAAACTTATATCAGAAGGAGTAATGAAAGAAGAGGATAGGGCTGTTTTTGAAAATACAAGTAAAATGGTAGCATTATCTTCAGCAAGTTATACATTTGAAAATCTTTACAAAACATATTTAGAATGGTCAGAAAAGATTACTTCTAAAGAAAAAACTGAAGCTACTTATTTTGTTAGTCAAATGAGCTATGAAGCTCTCCCAGAAGAAATGATTGATAAAACAATCATTGAAGAGGCTCAAGCTGGCGGATCTAGTCATAGTAGTTTTCTCAGAGAATATTGTGCTCAATTTACAGATGGTAGTGATAGTTATTTTAACGCAAAGAAAATGGAAGAATGCACTTTAAAAAATGGAGAAGCCCCACACACTCTCTTGAAAGGTGATCCAAAGAAAAAATATATTTTAGGAATTGATCCTAATATGAGTGATAGCCCAAATGCAGATTATTTTGCTATGGCAGTTTTAGAATATGATGACGAAAATAAAAATGGTACTTTAGTTCATACTTATGCTGGTTTAGGAAATCTTAAAAATCACGTTTCTTATTTATATTATATATTAAATAATTTTAATATTGTATTTATGATTCTTGATAACGCAGGAGCAGACGTATTTCTTGCCGCTTGTAACGAGTCTGAATTATTTAAAAAACAAAAATTAGAAATTAAAACTTTTGAATTTGATAGTGATTTAGAAGGCGTAGATTATGACATAATGGTTAAGAATGCAAAAAGAAAATACAATCTTGAAGATAAAAGAATAGCCTTTAATCAAGTATTCACAAGCACATTTATTCGCAAAGCTAATGAATATCTACAAGCATGTATTGATTATAAAAGAATATGGTTCGCAAGTAAAACTGCGGCGCATGAATCATTTTTTAATTCAGTTGTTAATAAAGGCGCACCAATAGAATTAATGAAATCAGATGATAAAAAAGATTGGATGCTATTAGATTTTATAGAAAATCAAGATGATTTTATATATCAAACTAAAAAACAATGCGCTATAGTAGAGCATTCTAGTACAAGTAGAGGAACTCAAAGTTTTGATTTACCTCAACATTTAAAAAGAAGCACTTCTGCTAATAAAGCTAGAAAAGATAATTATTCAGCATTTATGTTAGCAAATTGGGCTTTAAAGTGCTATAATGATATTATGATACAGAAAGATGAGCCTCAAGCTACAACTTTTTCTCCTATTATGCTTGGATAATGTGTAATATTTGAAGTAAAATGGCTAAAAAAATTAAAAATAAATTAAAAATAACCAAAAATGAGGAAACACAACCTCTGATGGTCAGCCAAGCCTCTTCTTATGAGACAAAAGCTTCGGCATATACTGGTTCTGATGTAAGTGATCCTACACATACTCAAACTCGTAGAAATACTGCGGGTGGAATTGTAAGAACTGATAGGTTTAAAAATATTGATGAAGGATTAATCCCTTTTAGATATTCTACTGGAGTAAAAAATGCATCCAACATGAACGTAAGGGATGCTGTTATTTTATGCCAAAAAGCATATTATAATTTTGCTATATTTAGAAATACTATTGATTTAATGACAGAATTTTCTTGTAGTAATCTTTATTTTAAAGGTGGAAGTCAAAAAAGTAGAGATTTTTTTGATGCCTTATTCAAAAAAATAAACATTTATGATTTACAAGATAAGTTTTTTAGAGAATACTATCGCTCTGGTAATGTATTCCTTTATAGATTTGACACAAAAGTCTCAGATTCAGATATTAATAAAATTACTCAAGCATTTGGTTTAACATCTACCAAAGCATCTGTTAATTTGCCATCAAGATATTTAATATTAAATCCATCTGATATTCAAATTGGCGGAACTATTAATTTTTCTGTTGGAAGATTTTATAAAGTATTAAGTGATTATGAATTAGAAAGATTAAAAGCTCCTAAAACAGATGAAGATAGAGAAGTACTGAAAAGTCTTCCTCCAGAAACTCAAGAATTGATCAAGAAAAGGACTGTTGGTATTTTAACTTTACCATTAGATAGAGAAAGGCTTTGCGCTGTTTTTTATAAAAAACAAGACTATGAGCCATTTGCCGTACCCATGGGTTTTCCAGTATTAGATGATATTAATTGGAAAGCCGAAATGAAAAAAATGGATATGGCAATAACTCGTACTATGCAACAAGCCATTCTTCTTGTAACAATGGGAACAGACCCAGACAAAGGTGGAGTAAATCAAAAGAATCTTGAAGCGATGCAAGCTTTATTTACAAACCAAAGCGTTGGTCGAGTTCTTATTGCAGATTATACAACAAAAGCCCAATTTGTTATTCCTGATATTGGCAACCTTATTGGACCAGAAAAATATGAAGTAGTTGATAGAGATATTCAAATGGGATTAAATAATATTCTTATTGGTAATGAAAAATTTGCAAATACAAGTATTAAAGTTCAAGTATTTATTGAAAGATTAAAACAAGCTAGACAAACATTTATAAATGAGTTTATAATTCCAGAAGTTAGAAGAATAAGTAAAGATTTAGGTTTTAAAAATTTTCCAACACCAGAATTTGATGACATTGATCTAAAAGATGATGTTCAATATTCTAGAATTTATAATAGATTGATGGAGCTTGGTATTTTAACTCCAGAAGAAGGATTAAGAGCAATTGATACTGGCAGACTTCCACAACCAGAAGACGCATTAATTTCTCAACAAAAATATAAAGAACTAAGAGATCAAGGATTTTATCAACCATTAATTGGTGGTCCTAAAATGGGTGGCGGAGGAGAAACTGGTAGGCCAAGCGGAAGCGGTGGAGTACCTCAATCAACGAAAAATGTTAAACCAATTGGAGAAGGTAAACAATCTAAAGCTTCTTTAGAAGAAAAATATAGTCTTTCCAAAGTAAAAGAAAATCTTATCTTTGCTCAAAAATTAGAAGAAGAAGTCGCAGCATTTTTAAGAAAAAAACATGGCATTAAAAAGTTAAGTTTTGATCAAAAAGATGTTGCTAATCAAATTTCTAAATTAATTATTGCTAACGAATCTCCAGAAAATTGGAATACTAAAATAGAAGATTACATAAATCAACCTTTTGATAAAAATCAAGAAGTTATTGCAAGTATAAATAATATAGCTTATGATCATCAATTGGATAGCTATTTAGCAAGTATACTATATCATAGCAAGGTAAAATAATATGCCAAATTTAATTCGTTTGAAGCAATTAGATCTGGTTGAACTTTCTGGATATATAAATCAATCTTTTCCTGGATTTAATAGCGTAACTAGTAGTTTTATTTATTATAGTGGAGATTTTAATATTTCTGATAGTTATTTAAATTTGGCAAATTATGTTTCTGGTATTACTGGGACTTTACCTTCTGTATCAAATGGCTTAAGATTTAATATTAAAAATTTAGGAGATGGATTATTAACGATAACTGGTTCAGCTAATATAGATCAAACAGATTCAATATCACTTCAAAAAAATGAGTCTATAGAATTATTAGGTGTAAACAATTCATATTACTCAGGATGGGTGACCATAATTAGTAATCCAGGAATTTAATATGAATTATCTTAATTTATTAGAAAGAAAAAATTATCAAAGTTTTGTAATTAAAGCTACAGAAGACGAAGTCCAAAATGGAAAAAATTTATTAAAAAAATATTCAGAAATTTCTACTCTTGGTTTGGGAGAAAATAAAAGATATAATTTATATTTAGAGCCAGGGATATTTGACTTAGGCACATCATCATTAATTTTAAATAAACCTTTTGTTGATATATTAGGTTTAGATGAAAAAAATAAACCAATTATTACTACTAATGTTGGCTCTCAAAGTAATGGCACAATAAATCAAATAGTTGATAATATTTTTTTATTAAATTTATCTGTAAATAACACTAATACTTCTTTTCGTTCTCCTTGGCATGTTGTACCAAATTTAGCTTTAGAAGATCTAGAGTATTTTCAACAAAGATTACATCTTTTGCCTTCTGCATATTTTCAAAATTTTTCTGCAGGGCAAAATTTTGGTAAAACATATATAGAAAATGTAGATTTCTTAACTTCAACGGAATCTATTCAGAGCATGAGGATTGGAGTAAACTACAAAGGAACATACAAAAATGTTTCTGCTGGAAATTATTCTTTTGGATATCGAGGGGGCGCAAATGGAAATTTTATAAATTGCATAGGAGGATGGTCTTCTTTTGGTTCATTAGCAGGAGAAGTTAAAGGTTATTTTGAGAATTGCAAAGCGGAATATTGGTCATTCGGAAGTGAAGCGGTGGTAATTGAAGGTAACTTTTTAAATTGTAGCGCTGGTCCAAATAGTTTTGGGTTTTCATCTATAACAAATAATGGTACATATATAAATTGTAACTCTTATGAAGAAGAACAATGAAAAAATTAAACATTATATCAAATCCACCTCATAATACATTTTCATTTGAACAAGAGTCTGGAACTTTGCGTGGAAATTTAACTTTAAGTGGAATAAATCATTATAACTTAGAGGCGATTAATACTATATCTGGAGTTAGAGAATCACAACTTCCATTAATAACTTTTGATTTTGGAGAAAAAGATTTTTATTTTGGAAATGCAAAGCATAGTATTAGACTTGAAAAAGATAGAATAAATAGTAAAATTTCATTTTTACAAACAGCCGAAGAAAAAGCATTAAAGATGCAATTTGGAACAGTTCTTGTTCCACCATTTGGAAATGGAGCGCCATTCGTAGATAGTTTTAATTTAACGTATAAAACTGGAAATTTAGATTTAGATGTTAAACCAAGAGTTAATGGAGTACCAGTTCTTTTAAGTGGCGAAGTTAGTAGTTTGCCAAGTACTATTCTTTATACTACTGGTAATCAAGTAATTAGCGGAACTAAATATTTTGTTGGATCTTTGGGGCTTGGAAATTCAAGCAATCCAACTAATAATAAATTATATCTTTATAATAGTGGGACATCTAATTTTGGAATTATTCAATTTTTAGGCGGATCTATTCCTGACCCAGGACAACAAATTTATTTTAAAATGGATGATAATTATTTAGGACGTAATATGTTTTTTGGATTAAGTGAATCTACTATATCTGGAAATGATGTAAGCAAAGAGAATGCACCTATAACATTCCCTGGAGGAATAAATGTATCTGGTACAGGCGTATTTAATGCTATAGATTCACAAAATGTTGATGCTTTAAATTTATCTGGTATAGATGTTACTATAACAGATGGTAAATTAACAATTAACGAAGATGTTGTAATTTCTGGAAGAAATCAATACAATTATATTCCCGCAGATATAACTACTACAAGTGGAAACGTTACAGCTTTTTCATTTAATTTAAAAAAGGATAATATATATCGATGTGAACAGTTTTTTAGATTTTCAGTTAACGGGGGAAATTCTTTTTCTGATGTTAGTAAAACTCCTACAAGTTCTATTTGGGCAGACGGCTATAGGATGGGATTTAATAATAATACAGGTTTTCTTCCCTTAAATGCTATTATGGTCGCAGGTATTGATGTTGGGGCAGGAGGCTTTTGGGGGATTTTAACAGGCACAAACACGCATACACGAAAAGCTCTATTAAGACCTCTTCAAAATGCTTCTATAAATTTTACATATGGAAGTAATAATGGATCATCAACTACATTAAATTCTGGCAGTTACGTATTAATAGAAAGAATAAATTAATTATTTCATAAGATATAATTTTTATTCTACAATTCAATAAAATCCTCTAATTTATTAGATTAAATTATTA